CTCTCCTGTTCGTCCATAAAACTTTTTGGTGGGGATGAAACCCCACCTACAACTATAGGAGTAGCAAATGGCGGATATTAAAACAGTAACAAAAATTTCAGAAAGCACTAGGGAAGTAGTTTTTGCTTTTCAGTATCAGTATGTAGATGGTGGCAACGAAAGTGCCGTTAGTAAAATTGATGTTTCTGCTCTTACTAAAAGTGCAAATGGAGACACTTGCACAGGATTAAGAATTGCAGAATGTTGGTGGGTTATTAAGGCAATGACTGTAGAAGTATTGGCAGACGCTGATGCTAATGTTATAGTTATGCACCTTGATGAAAACCAATCAGGTTATCAAGACTTCTCTAAATTTGGAGGCTTACCAAACACTGCCGATTATGGTGCAAATGGTACTGGTGACATTAAGTTTACAACAACTGGTGCAGGTGCAGTTGGAGATGCGTATCAAATAATTATACGCGGAATTAAACAATACTAGGGGACTTAAATGGCACTATCAGGAACTGTAGCCTTTAAACCAAATGTAGAAGAAATAATTACTGAAGCATTTGAGCGTTGCGGTGTTGATCCTCAAGTTCAAACTGGTGATAAGGCTGTGTCTGCGAGGCGCAGTCTTAACCTTCTTTTTTCAGAATGGTCTAATAGAGGTATTAACTATTGGTCTGTAGAGCAAAAAACTTTGACATTAGTAAATGGTCAAACTACGCCATACACACTACCAGTAGGTACAATTGATATTATGGACGCAGTAATACGAGATAGTTCTGGTACAGATACTTCTGACCAGATTATTAATCGTGTATCTATCGCAGATTACAATCAACTTCCAAACAAGACATCTAGTGGTAAGCCAAGTCAGTATATGTTGGACAGCCAAATAACTCCAAAAATTTACATTTGGCAAATACCTGACAGGACAACATACAGTATGGTGTATTGGTCTGTTAACCAACTTGACGACATTACAGCATCCAACCAAGATGCAGACATTCCATATCGTTGGAACGATTGCATATGCGCGGGGTTGGCAAGTAAGTTAGCATTAAAATTTGCAAATGAAAAATTTACAATATTAAATGAAATGTATGAACGCGCATTTAGCCTTGCGTCTTCAGCCGATAATGATGGTGTAAGTTTAAGGATTCGGCCTACTGCGCTGAACTTATCTTAATGGGGAAATACGCAAGAGGAAAAAAATCCTACGCGATAAGCGACAGAAGTGGTCTTCGGGTTAAGTATACCAAACTGAAGACGACTTGGGATGGCTTGCGTGTTTCACCTGAAGATTGGGAACCAAAACACCCACAACTTACTCCTGCTAAAAATGTTGTAGACGCAACTGCTCTATTTAATGGTAGGCCAGACAATGATCCAGAAAATGTTGTTGTCTATATTGGATTTACACAAGATTGGACAATAGATCCAAGGGCAAGGCCACCTGTTGGAGTTCCGTCTATAGCTGAAGTTGGTTATGTTGATATACACCATGATCGTATATTTAGTGTATCTGGGGTATCTGGAGCGGCTAATGTTGGAGATGCATATGTATCTGATAATGAAGATGTATCTGTTAGCGGAACATCTGGTACAGGAGCCATAGGTTCTGAAATTATTCAAAATGATGCAGTTCCAAGTGGCGTATCAAGTATAGGAGCCATAGGTTCTGAATTAATTGAAAATTATGCAATTGCAAGTGGCGTATCAGGTACAGGTGCAATAGGTAATGAGTCTCTCTTTATCACAACAGATGTAGATCCAACTGGAGTCACTGGAACAGGTGCAGTTGGTTCTGAAGTACCTGAATTAGAATTAACTGAGACAGGCGTTGGTGGCACAGGTGCAGTAGGTAATGAAACCTTTGAAACAGAAATAGGTGAAGATGGGGTTGGTGGTACAGGTGCAATCGGCAGTGAAGTTCCTGAATTAGAATTAGGTCAAACAGGTGTTTCTGGAGATGGCGAGTCAGAAGGCTTCGGAATTTCTGGTGATGGCAACATTCAATTGCTTGTTACAGGTATTTCAGGTATAGGTTCAACAGGTGCTGTTGGTGAAGAAGTTTCAATATCTGAAGCAATTGAGACAGGAGTTGGCGGATCTGGAGGTACAGGAACAGTTAGTATTCTATCTGGTACTAACGGATTAGGTTGGGGAATTGGCGCATGGGGCGATGGTGCTTGGCAAGCTGATACTCTTCCACGTCCAACTGGTGTAGGTTCAACTGGCGGTGTTGGAACAGTAGGAACGCAGATAGAAACATCTTGGGGTATAGATGGATGGGGCGAAGGTACTTGGCAGTGAGGATAAATAAGTGAATTATACGCAATTAAAAGCTAATATAGAAAACTTTTTAGAAGACGATTCAACAGAGCTACAGGCATCAGTTGATGAAATTATTGCACAAGCTGAAGATATGATTTTTCAGAGATTGCCTAACTTACCTTGCTTTAGAAACACAACGAGTGCTAATTTAGTTGCAGGTACAAATGACTATGTAGTGGCATCTGCACGCATGATTAGGCAAGTATCGGTAATTAGCTCAAATATCTTATCGTATTTAGATCATAGGGTTGACTCTTATTTACGAGACTATTGGCCTAATTTAACTACGCAAGGCACACCAAAGTTTTATAGCACAAAATCAGCAAATACATCTGGTACTACAATAACAATAGCACCAACACCAAATGCGGCTGATACTTATCAAGTGGACTTCATTGCACCAGAAACTGGGCTAAGTTCAACTAATTCTAACTCATGGGTTGGCGACAACGCAGAAAATGTGTTATTATCGGCGTGTCTATATGAAGCATCTGCATTTCTTAAAGCTGGAGAGACATTGGCGCTTTATAAAACACAATTTGACGAAGCGGTACAATTATTTGTACAAGAGATGCAACGCGATTATGCGGCAGAATATAACGGAGGTTTATAATGGCTATTACACAAGCAATGTGTACCCAATTTAAAAAAGATGTAATGCTTGGGTTACATGACTTAGACAGTGATACAATAAAGATCGCTCTCTACACAAGTAGTGCAAGTTTAGATGCTACTACTGATACTTACACAACATCGAATGAAGTTGCTAATGGTAACGGATACGCTACTGGTGGAGTAACACTGGCAAACGCATCTGTAATTGAAAACGGAACAAGCGGATGTTTTGACGCTGATAATCCTGAGTGGACATCAGCTACTTTTACAGCGCGTGGTGCGTTAATATATAATGATACAGACGGAGATAGAGCTATCGCTGTATTAGACTTTGGTGGAGACTTCACAGTTTCTTCAGGTACATTTAGAGTTGTTTTCCCTGCTCAGACAGCTAACAACGCAATTATAAGGATAGACTAGTATGGCTTCAACCTATGTAAATGACTTACGCCTCAATGAGATGGCAACTGGCGATCAGTCAGGCTCATGGGGTACAGTAACGAATACAAACCTTGAATTAATTGCAGAGGCTTTTTCTTATAGCACAGAAGCTATAACAACAAATGCTGACGCGCACACAACAACAATAGCAGATGGGGCTACTGATCCAGGTCGTTCAATGTTCTTAAAGTATACAGGTACTTTGGACTCAGCTTGTACAATTACAATAGGCCCAAATACTGTTAGTAAACTTTGGTTTATTGAAAATGCCACAAGTGGATCTCAAAACATTATTATTAAGCAAGGATCTGGCGCAACAGTTACGATTGCTAGTGGTAAAACTAAAGTAATCTACTCTGATGGCGTAGGCTCTGGTGCTAAAATGGTAGATGCTTTTGCGGCGTTGGATGTTGGGTCTGTGTCAGTAGACAACATAACCATTGATGGCAATGAGATTGACGTAAGCTCTGGCGACTTAACATTAGATGTTGCAGGTGACATCATTCTTGATGCTGATGGTGGTGATTTTAGATTTAAAGACGCTGGAACTACTGTAGCAACATACGCAAATGTTTCAGGTTCTTGGTATATAACGTCTAATGTTTCAGACGCAGATATAGTTTTTCAAGGTAATGATGGTGGTTCTACAATTCAAGCCCTTACCCTTGATATGTCTGATGCTGGTACTGCAATATTTAACCACGATGCACAATTCCCTGATGGCGCACAAGTTAGATTAGGTGCTGATAATGACTTAAAGTTACATTTAAGTGGAACAACAGCTATTTTTGGCGCACAGAATGGTGATATGCTCTTAGACAGTGCAGGAGATATTAACCTTGATGCTGGTGGCACAGATATTTACCTAAAAACACAAGGAAACTCTTGGGGTCACTTTATGACCACATCAAATAATTTTTATATAGCCTCTACAATTAATGATGGGGATATAATTTTTCAAGGTGTTGATGGTGGGAGTGGCATAACAGCCCTCACCCTTGATATGTCTGAAGGTGGTAGAGCTAATTTTAGTAATGATATTGGGATACTAGATGGTAAATCTGTAAGATTTGGAACTGATAATGATTCAGCTATTTTTCATAGCGGCTCTGCAATGACAGTTTCAAACTCAACTGGCGACTTAACACTAGATACCGCAGGAAACATCATTCTTGATGCTGATGGTGGAAACATACGCATTAAAGATGGTGGAACTGAATACGGAACTATTAACAAAAACGGCACAGCTAATTTATCAATTTACTCTTCTGTATCTGATGCGGATATGCTGTTTCAAGGTAACGATGGTGGCTCAGTCATAACAGCCCTCACCCTTGATATGTCTCAGGATGGTACGGCCACATTTAATGGTGACGTAAATGCGCCTAACTTTAACAGCACTTCAGATGCTACTCTTAAAACAAATGTAGAGACACTTACAGGCTCACTAGATGCTGTTAAGTCTTTGCGTGGTGTTAGCTTTGATTGGATAAAGAATGGTGGCTCAGAAATAGGTGTCATTGCTCAAGAGGTAGAAGATGTATTGCCTGATGTAGTCAACACTAATGAAGATGGCATTAAGTCAGTTAAATATGGCAACATAGTAGCTGTACTTATAGAAGCTATGAAGGAACAACAGGCTCAGATTGATGAGCTTAAAACACAACTTAACAGCTAATAGTAAAGGAATACGAAGATGGCTCTTAAAATAGGTGGAACAACTGTTATTGATGACAGTGCTAACATTACAACAAGTGTAGGTGGTTTTAAGACAATAAACAGCAATAGTATCACTGGTAGTGGGGATATAGCGGTTGGTGCTAGTACAACCCTTGGTGCTGTTGGAACCTATTTAGTAGGTACTGAAACAACCATGACAGACCATTACGCTTATAAAGCTGGAAGAACTGCGTCTGGAAGTAATATTAGATCGGCTAGTATTTTTGCAGGTCTAGGCCCTACAATCAACACAGCTACTAGCACTAGCGGCAACCAGTTTTTAAACGGCTCAAACAACACACCCATAAGTGGCTCGACCTATACCGACAACCAAAGCTACTCTGGAAGTTGGAGGATGATGAGTACAGGTGCGATTAAAAATTCTGAAGGCAACCTTGCCGCTTGGGAGATTACTATGGCGGCACTTTGGGTGAGGTATGCATAATGACTTATACTTATAAAGAAGCAATTTATATCGACGATACAAACAATCGTATCGACTGTTGGTTAAACCTTCCCGAATATGAAGGTTGGACGCCCTACACCCTAGATGTAAACGATGCGGATATGACTATAGACAACACAGTTTTATTAGCTCAAATGCAAGAGGCAAATGACATCGCACCTTACGTTGCTCCAACGCCTCCAACACAAGATGAGTTGGACGCAATTAGTGCCACCGCAATAAGGAGCGAACGGAGAGGCCTCTTGTCTGGTCTTGTCGATCCTGTAATTTCAAACCCTATGCGTTGGGATGGATTAACTTCTACCGAACAAAATGAAGTCACAGCGTATAGAACAGCTTTGTTAAATATAACAGATCAAGACACGTTTCCAACTTCTGTGACGTGGCCTTCAATACCTTCTGCTTTGAATTTGACATGAAGAAATACGCAGTTATAGGGCGTGGGACTGTAGGGTGTATGTCCGCCCTACAAATGAAACTAAAGTTTCCAGATGCAACAGTTGAGTGGCACTACGATCCTAATATTAAACCGCAAGCAGTGGGAGAGGGTACAACCCTTGCTTTGCCGTCTCTTCTAAACGCTACTCTGGGTTTTGGAGCTAAAGATTATCCTCAAGTAGATGGGTACGTTAAGACAGGTATCTTTAAGAGAGACTGGTCTACTTCTGGAGGAGATTTCTTACACGAATTTCCTGCACCTGCGGTGGCCTTGCACTTTAATGCAAACAAGATGCAGGATTATGTTTACGGAAGGCTAAAAGATCATGTTGATTTGTTTGAGCATAATATAACCCCTGATGATATTGACGCTGATTATATCATTGATTGCTCTGGACGCCCTAAAGATTACAGTAAACACTCACAGTCTGCTTACATTCCTGTAAACGCTGTCCATGTAAATCAGTGTTACTGGGACGCTCCAAAGTTTTCACACACACTTACCATTGCTAGGCCGTATGGTTGGGTGTTTGGTATACCTTTGCAGAACAGATGTTCTGTTGGTTATCTATATAACAGCGACATAAACACGCTTGAAGAAGTTAAAGAAGACATTAAGGCAATATTTAGTGACTTTGACTTAACGCCTAGTAAAGAAACTAACTCTTTTGGATTTAACAACTACTCAAAGAATTGTAACTTTACGGATAGAATAGCAAGCAATGGCAATGCGTCATTCTTCTTAGAACCATTAGAGGCCATGTCGTTCAGTATGGCGAACCATGTTTTAAATAACGCCATTAACTATATTCAAGGTATTGTGTCTACACAACAAGCTAACATGGAATATGTAGGTCTAATAAGAAACGTAGAACGTATAATCATGCTACACTATTTTGCTGGCTCAAAGTACAAAACTCCTTTTTGGGATTACGCAAGAGAACGTGGTGAGCGATGTATGGAAACTGGAAAATATGATAAGGCCTTCTGCGACATGATACAACATGCTTATCCTGCTGGTACTTTTGGTAACGCACCAACATTTGTGATGGATAGTGGTCAAGCTGACATGGACTTTATTCATCTAAATACCTTGTGGTGGTCGCCATCATTTGCACAAAATCTTGATGGTCTTGGTATTAGAGATAGGCTTGAAGATGTTTTGGGTATTAATTCTGCACTAGAAGAAGTAGCATAACATGGAATCACTTTGGAACATTGGCTTAACCGCAGGATTTGGTTTTTTAATATGGTGGATTAAAGCCCACCATGAAGAACTGAAGCGCGTTACTATTTTGCTTAATAGAACTAGAGAAGAGTTGGCTAAAGAATATGTCACTAAGGCTGACTCTTCTCAAGTATTAGGTCAAATTATGAGTAAATTTGATCGTATAGAAGAAAAGCTAGATCGATTGGTAGAAAGAAAATGATACGTTTCTTTGTAATAGCATTACTTATATTAAGTAGTAGTTTTGCTTTTGCTAATGATAACGATACAATCAAGTCGGATAGCACAGTGACATCAACTGGAACTATGGAAACTACCATAAACAGTCCACCTCCTTCTGCAATTTCTCCACAAATAAGTACAAGCAATTCTGATTTGTGTACTGTAGGTGTAGCGGGCGCAGTTCAAACTCAAATCCTTGGTATCTCAGCAGGTCGAACTGTGCGAGACATGAACTGCGAAAAGCTAAAAAACGCAAAAGCCCTTTATAATATGGGCATGAAGGTAGCCGCAATTTCTACTCTCTGCCAAGATTCTCGCGTGTTTGACGCCATGCTCAATGCTGGGACGCCCTGTCCATACATGGGGTTGGTGGGAGATAAGGCTAGAGTTGCGTGGGAAATGGAAACAGTTAAGCAGACTATTGAGAGAGAACAAAACAATCCAATGAAAAAGATTTTTAATGAAAACATTGAAACAAAAACAGGTCTTAGTGTTATTATTAGCACTTTGGCCTTCCTACTCTTCTTGTGATCCGTATAGCTACGGAACAACTGGAAATGCCGCATCCACAGCACTAAGTTGGGGTATGAGTTCTGTTCTGCCTGACATACCTGGCTTAGATGTAAATGGCCTATTATACAAATACACTACAGTAAAAAACCCAGAAGACGATATGAAAGTCCACATCCGTAACTTAAATGCGGAAGGTGAAGGATATACGTTTTCCGCAACAGATGATTGGTCTGGAGTGCCAGGCAATACAATCGTCAAGTCTTTTCCTTTAGCTAACGTAGCCTCTTCTAAGTGGGGAGATGGATCAATTACTGTTGAAGGCGAGGGAAGTGTGACAGATCCTTTGGTGGTATATAGCTACAGAATTGATGAATGCTTTGATCCACAACTAAATCCATCATGCCCAGATTATGTTAAGCCAATACCAGTAATACCTGTAGTTGAAGTGTATGATGTACTAGAAGATGACGAGGCTATGGGTGCTATAGACGCCGATAACGACTTTGAGTATGATGAAGATGGTAATCTAATTCTTTCTGAAGAGGAAGAAGAAGAGCAAACTAGAATTGAATTAGGGCTAACAGCATCTGCCAATGCGTTGACCTTATTTAAAACGCAAGGACAAGATCAAATTATCATGGCTATTAATCAGCAAACTAACATCAATATGTATTACAATGCATCTATAAATGGTGGTGCTTATAATGATGCCCCTACTCTTGCTGATTCACAGATATCAGATAACAAGAAAGGCTTGCGTAATAATTTGGCACAACAAATTCTGCACGAAGAGATGATCGACATGCAGTATAACCAATGAGGTCTAAAATGAAATATTCTATAGCAATACTTTCACTATGTGCATTTCCAGCACTAGCGAATGTTGAAATAACAGGTAGCGTAGAAGCTAAATGTGTTATCCAAACAACTAAGTCAGGTGCATACGGAAACCCAATTGCAAGCAAACTAAGCACAACCCCTGCGGATGGTGGCATACTACCTATTGTTAGGTATGACGTTTCAATAGCAGATGCTTATATAGCTAGTATAACACACCCAACAGCTTTTAGCTCGTCTCCTTCTCTGACAGATACAGTAGCGTGGACAGGTAGTACAAGTGTCACACAAACATCTGTTGCTGGCATGTCAGCCTACG